CAGCGCTGCATTGCGCATAAACACTTCTAGGGCATCTTGACATCAGATGCAATACGGCTCCGCTATCAAAATGCGATGCGTTATCGGGGTGCAAAAACCTACGATACAGCGCTTAACATACGTTGCGATATGCTTGCACACTCGCTTAACGTGCTGGCCTTGGCCGTAGGGAGCTCGCATGAGCGCGCAAGAAGAGTTCGACAAGATTTACATCACGTCCAGCGAGATCTGCCACACGCTTGGCATCAGCCGGACCACTGTTGTTCACGGGCGCCGGAGGGGGATGCTTCCCGACCCCATACAAGTCAACGGGACGGGGCTTCTGATCTGGAAGCGCGACACCATCAAACCATATCTGGACGCATGGGTCATCAGCCTGCAGTCCAGGCGAGGGGAGCTCGTTAGTTGACCACACCGGCAGCCTGGGCAAGGCTGCCGGTGGAGCTTAAGCAGCGTTCCCAATGGGCACTAGCTGGCGCAAGCAAAGCTCCACTGACAGTCGACGCCAACGGAAAGCTTTATCTCACCAGCGTCAATCGCCCTAGCGAGTGGCTCACGTGGGAACAGGCATTATACTACGCCGAGCTCTATCGTGAGCTTGTGACGACCCACGTAGACAAGAAGGGGCGCACGATCACGCAGACAGGGCTCAACATTGGCTTCGTTCTTAACGAGTCCGACGAATTCACAATCATTGATCTGGACATCAAAGACGCTGTGAGCCATCCTGACGAGCCCGCGCTTTGGACTACTCCTGATCAATGGGACTTCTACTGGAATATCGTTCAGCACTTTGACAGCTACACCGAGCGTTCGCGCAGCGGGAAGGGGTTGCATATCATCTCGCGGGGCAAGATTGGCCCTGGATTCAGGCGTGACGGAATTGAGATCTACAGCCAAGATCGCTTCATGATTTGTACGGGGGACATCGCTCATGACCGTCCCGTACAAGACCGCCAAGCGATGCTTAACAACATGGTGTCGCAAATGCGGCCCATGCCTACCAAGTTTGCACTCGAAGAGATTGAAGCCGAGGAGGACGACTGGTCCCTGCTCACGCGGGCAATCAATGCGTCCAATTCGGAGAAGTTTAGTCAGCTGTTGTCGGGCCAGTGGGTCGCTATGGGTTTCCCCTCCCAATCTGAAGCAGACCTGGCGCTTATGTCCATGCTGTGCTTCTACTCCAAGTCGAACAGCCAGTGCAGGCGCGTATTCCGTGACAGCGCTCTTGGGCAGCGTGAGAAGGCTCGCAAGAACGACGTCTACCTGGACCGAACGTTGGAGATGATTCGTGAGCGTCAGTATCGCGAAGCAAAAGCTGACATCTCCGCTATCGTAGCGTCAGCCGAGCTAGTGTTCCAAGCTTCGCGTAGCAGAGCAGTAACGTCCCTGCAGGCTCCAGTGCCCGAGCAAGCTATTGTCCCGGCTGCGCCGGCCCCTGCCTCGGCTGTAGCGGCGAGCATGGCCCCCGTCAGTGCTGCTGTAGCGCAGGCAAGCGAGGCCGGTGTGCCCTGGCCTCCTGGAATGGCAGGGGTTCTTGCCCGCTTCATGTACGAGCAGGCCCCTCGCCCAGTGAAGGAAGTTGCTATCGTATCAACTCTGGGCCTGCTAGCGGGGATCGCAGGGAAGGCCTGGTATATCCCAGGCTCGGGTCTAAATCTCTACATCATCCTTGTGGCGCGCTCCGCTGTTGGCAAAGAAGCGATGCACTCTGGTATCAGCGCGGTCGTCAAAGCTTGCATGAAGGACAATCTGACGTTTACCCGCTTCGTCGACTTCAACGAATACGCAAGCGGGCCTGCTTTGATTAAAGCTTGTGTGGTCAACCAGAGCTTCGTCAATGTGTCAGGGGAATGGGGGCGCCGCCTGCAGCGCTTGGCGCAGGAAGATGGGCGCGACGGTCCGCTCCAAACTTTGCGTACACAGATGACCAACCTTTATCAGAAGTCCGGCCCCGCTGCAATTGTTGGCGGCATCGGCTATAGCAGTACAGACAACAATGTGGCTTCGGTCGCGGGCGTCAGCTACAGCATGATCGGCGAGACAACTCCACAAACGTTCTTCAAAGCTCTCACCGACAGCATGATGGAGGACGGGTTCCTTTCACGTTTCCTGGTATTCGATTACACGGGGGAGCGCCCTGACGAGAACGAGTATCGCATTGACGCTCCAGATCCTGCGCTTGTGCGATCGCTCAACGCAATGGCCAAGCAGGCCGAAGAGAATATCAACCGCGACGAAGCAATGCCTGTGGGCCGCACTGCCGAAGCTGCCACAATGATGAAAGCTTTCGGACTCGAGTGTGACACTAAGATCCGTGCTACTCAGGACGAGTCACGACGTCAAATGTGGAATCGAGCACATCTCAAGACGTTGCGAATCGCAGCCTTGCTGGCCGTGTTCGACAACTGGCTGCATCCTGTTGTTACGGACCTGCACTATGCATGGGCCGAGCTGGTGGTGCGGCGGGACATTGAGCTAATGCGTCGCCGATTGGACAGCGGGGATGTTGGCTCGGATGACAATTCTCGCGAACGCAAGCTAGTATCAATTCTGAAAGACTATCTTGGCTCGCCCATCCCATCGAGCTACAACATATCGGATCAGATGCGTCAGAACGGTATCGTGCCGCGCAACTATCTGCAGACGCGCGCCTATCGTTCTCCAAGCTTCAACACTCACAAGCTGGGTCAGAATCGGGCGCTTGATGAAACACTCAACGCCTTGATATCCAGCGGTTACTTGATCGATGTCCAAAAGGACAAGGTGATCGACGCCTACAACTTCCACGGGAAAGCATATCGAGTCGTAAAGCTGCCCGAATACGAGAACTAACATCCGTGTGCATTCTGCGCTTGCCAGTTATCGATCGCTTTTATATGCTTACGGCTGTCACTTCAGACTTTAGGATCAAAAATGGTTGACATCCCCGAAGACACTGTTACCCTCCAGGACCTGAAAGACTGGTATCAGGCCAAGGACGAGCTTGGAAGGCTGAAGAGCAAAGAAGCGCTCATGCGCACTCGCATCTTCAAGTTCTATTTCAAGGACCCCGTCGAGGGGGTGAACACGGCCGAGATCGACGACGGCACTGGTGCTGTGATCAAGGGTCAATATGTTCTCAACCGTACCGTCGACCCCGGCGCCCTGGATGCACTGCGCACCGCAATGCAGACTGAAGGGGCAAACGTTCCCAAGATCAATCTTGACAAGCTGGTCAAGTGGAAACCCGAAGTTGCTGTCAGCGAATATCGCGCGTTGACGGATGAGGAGCGCAACTTTTTCGACCAGGCGCTCATCGTCAAGCCTGGCAGTCCGCAGATGGAGATCGTCATCCCCAAACGACCGAAAGCAGGAGACTGACATGAATCAGCAGATAACCACACGTGCGCCGAGCCGCGAGGTTCAGTCGGCTGAAGCGCAGATCGCAACTGCCGACGAGCAGCTTGACGAGATGCAGTCCGAGATCGTCAACGCCGAGCTGCAGATCGAAGCGATGGAGGAGGAGATTCGCAAACGCAAGCGCCTCATCGTTGCTACCCAGCGCAAGATCGACAAGATGACGGCTCGTCGGGCCGTATTCATCGACACGGCGTCGGCTCTTCGCAAGCTCGAGCGGAGCAAACTCTGATGGAGGTGATTGTCAGCAAGCGCTTGTTTGTACCCGACAACAGAATCGACGAACTCAAGCGCGACGTCAAGGCAATCATGGATCCGAGCAGCCTGGCCTTCAATGACGGCTGGGCTGCAAAGAGCTTCATCGGTAAGTGGGGTTTCAGCGTCAACGACGCGCAGAAGCTCACAGGCAAGTACGTCCTCACGCGAGGGTTCAGGAAGCCTCGATGAGCCAGCTGGAGCAAGCCATTACCCATATGTCTCAGCATGAAGGAATGACTGATTTCTTCTGCTGGCACAGCATGGACCGTTTCGGCACCTGGGAATGGCATGCGTCGGTGAAAATTGACAAGCGATCCTGCCACGTTGGCAGGGGAGCTGACCCTATCAGCGCATTGCTTAATGCGCTCGGAATCGCTTACGCAGACGCTCCAAATCGCAAGGGGCTTAACCTGTGATTGCGTTGCACGAATAGTTGAAGCCGCGTATGCTACGCACTCTCCCTAAAGAGGAATTCAAATGGACAGCATTCTGTCTTCTATCAGCAGCGGGCCAACGGTGAACGCTGGCATACGCATCGTGATTGCTGGCCAGGAAAAGATGGGCAAAACCACTCTTGGTTCGGGCGCCCCTGGAGCGCTGATCGTACCGTTGGAAGTCGGCTACGCTGGCGTCCAAACGGCCAAGACCAAGATGCTGCAGACGTTCAGCGAAGTGAACTATCTCGTTGACGAGATCACCTACTGGGCCGGCCAGAACAGTTTCCCGCCCATGTGGCAGGTCGGTCCCGACGGGAAGCGGACGATTGTGTTCGACAGCGCAACGGCGCTTGAGCGCCACATTCACGACGCCATCATCCAGCGTGACCCCGCGTACAAGCCCGGGGGAAACAAGGTCATCACGATGGAAAGCTGCCACGGCGGCTATGGCAAGGGCTACAATCTCGCCAATGACGAGTTTGACTCGTTCCTGGCGAAGCTCGACATTCTTGCGGTCAAGTACGGTATCAACATCGTCTTGACCTGCCACGTCTTCAGCAGCAAGGTCATGGACCCGACTGCTGGCGAATACGATTCTTGGGACCTTCTGCTGCACAGCCCTAAGAACCAGAAGACTTACGGTAAACGTGAGCGAATCGCGCAGTGGGCCGACATCGTGGGGTTCCTCTACGAACCCGTCTTTGTCAGCCAGGATACGAATATGGTGAAAGCCATGTCGCAAGGGAAGGGCAGAGTGCTCGGTCTCTCTCGAACGCCGAATTACATGGCGGGCAACCGCTTCGGCATCTCCGGGGAGGTGCCAATCCCGGCGCCGCCCAAGGAAACCGGCTCCGGTAAGGACGGGTGGAACACGTTTGCGAACGAGCTCTACAAGTCCCGCGGAATCGATATCTTCAACCGCCAGTAAGGAGAACCTCAATTGGCAGATCTTAACTTCGACGCCAGCCAAGTCGTACCCGACGCCGGGTTCGAAACCGTACCGGCAGGCTGGTACAACGTGGCAGCAGATGAATCGGAGCTCAAGCCGACCAAGGACGGCGCAGGCACCTACTTGCAGATCCGGTTCGACATCCTCGACGGCCAGTACAAGGGGCGCAAGCTCTTCACCCGCTTGAACATCAAGAATGCCAATGCGCAGACTGTCGAGATCGCCTACAAGCAGCTCTCGGCGATTGCTCATGCCGTCGGCGTCCTGCAGGTGCAGAAGAGCGAACAGCTCCACGGCATCCCGCTGAAGGTTCGCGTCAAGGTCCGGAAGGGCGATGGCGAGTACGAAGACCAGAACGACATCACCAGCTACAAGAACATCAACGAGCAGGTCGGTGGTTCGGCCGCTGCTCCGGCTGCTGCTTCGTCCGGCTTCGTTCCGCCCGCTACCCCCGTCACCCCGCCGCCCGCTGCGCCGCCCGTTGCTCCCGCTGCTCCTGCTGCGGCTCAGCCCTGGGCTCAGCCTCCTGCGCCGGCGGCTCCGGCCTCTGCTCCCCAGGCACCCCCCGCTCCTCCTGCGCCACCTGCTCCCCCGGCCGGCCCGCAGCGTCCGACGGAAGCCTCGCACATTCATGCGGCAGGTACTCCGGACGAACAGTGGTGGATCAACGGCGCCTGGACTCCGGCTCCGAAGGCTCCGGCGGCACCCCCGCCGCCTGCTCCTCCGGCGGCTGTTGCCGCGGCTCAGACGGCTTCGCCGCCTTGGGTTCAGCCGCCCGCAGCCTAACAGTTGCAAGCGATCAGGGGCCCTCATCGGGGCCCCTTTTCGTCAGCAGTTACCCCGAAATTCGCGTTTCGGCTTCGATCGTCGGGTTTGTAGCTAGTGAAGAAAATCGCCTCCTACGCCGAGGCTATTCCGAAAGTAGACGGTATTATGTCCAACATACACGTCGCGATCAACACTTTACGCCGAATTGACGAAATGGTTCGGGCAGACCAGGGGTCTGCCTATAGAGGCTGGCTGAAGCAGGTGATGCCTCACATAGGGGATGCCTATCGTACCGACGAAGACGGCCACAGAGCTCACCTGGGCGCCTCGGTGCTCGGCCAGGAATGTGGTCGAGCTATCTGGTACAACTTCCATTGGGCTACGAAGTCGAATTTCGAGGGGCGCATGATCCGCCTCTTCAACCGGGG